GGCACCGTAGTTGACCGGCACTTGATGTGCGCCGGTGGCAGCGGACCTTTGCCCAGGTCGAAACGCATCCCATCCAGGCCCTTGCATTGCTGCGAGGTCTTGCGGTCAAGCGTTGACACCCAGCGATAGCCCAGCACCACGTCGCTGTTGGCCTTCAGCGTCTCCATTCGTGCCGTGGTGGCTACGTGCTGGATTGCCGTCTGCACAACCGCGGCAGCGTTGCGGTTGCTCACCGCCAAGACGCCGTCAGTGAAGTTCTGCGCCGCGGTACCGCGAATCGCTTGGATGATCTGCGCATTGGTCTGGCCCTGGCCGAAGCCCAGCCGGATCGTGTTCGTGACGCGCATCGTCTCGGTCCGCGTCCAGCCGCTGACGAAGCTCTTCAGCAGCTTCCCGCCGTCGATGCCCTTTACCTGAAGCGGATAGGAGAACACCGCCGCACGGATCACCGTGTTGGTCGGCACCACCGCGTCGATGGACAGTGCATTGCTCAGGCTTTTGGCCTCAAAGCTCGACTCGTACAGCGCGATATCGACCAGATCGGCCTGCACCAGGTCGCCGTAGGCCTTGTAGATCTCCAGCAGCTTTCCGTCCACCCGGGCCAGGAACTGCTCAAGGCGGTCCCGGCTGTAGGTGGTCAGTTCCTTGCTGGTGAGTTGATCCCGCACCAGCTTGTCGATCTGGCGCAGGTACTTCTCGAACTTCTTGACCTCGCCGGCCTTAAGCCGCTCCAGCATTACCGAATGGCGGGTCGTCTGCTCCAGCAGTTGGCTGTCCGCCTGCGCCAGGCTTGTCGTTGGCATCGTCGTTGTCCAGGTTGATGCCGGCCGACTCGCGCTCATCGCTGATCAGGTCGGCCTCTTCGTCATATGGGCGGTCCGGCAACTTGCCAGTGGTGAGGTACTGCCAGTAGGTGTCGGCGCTGATCGTGCCGGCCATCACACCCTTGAGCAGCTCGGCGAGCACCTGGGCGTCGACCACAGGGGTCACGAACTCAGGATTCACCTTGAACTTGACTTGCTTGGGGTCGTAGCCCTTCCACTCAGCGGCGTACCGAAGGCCCTGCTCCACCGCCTCGGCCACAGTGATGACGATGCTGTGCAGCGTGGCGTGCTGGTCGTTCTGGCGCGTCTTCCGCGCCTCGCCTGACTCGGTACCGCCGACGTCCATGACCTTGGCGCCTGCCTCAAGCGCGGCGTTCTTCTGGTCGTCCATGGCCTTGCGCACTGCTTCGATACCGGCGCCTTGGAATTCCAGGTAGCCGCACTCGCCATCCGGACCAAGGTCCCATGCCGCCGATGGGCCGGTGACGCTCAGCTCCACCGCTTCATCCAGTCCAGAAACCCACGGCTGCGGGTGGCTGGTCTGGTGCAGTGATGTGAAGTAGTCAGCGCTCAACTGGTAGGACTTCAGCGCCGCCCGGGCCATGGTCAGCAGCGGCACCTCGTCGACGTCTGGCGAGTTGTCGGTCGAGCCGCAGTAGATCACTGGCAGATAGGTCAGCCCTTTGACCAAGCGGTTGTCGGTACCGGTGGTGCCCAGCGGCTTCTCGTCCTCGACGATCTCGCCGCCTTCATTCCGCACTGCGGTGTAGCAGACTTCTCCCAGCATGAAGAACTCACGGAACACCGTGTCGCAGTCATGGCTGTAGCGGTCGCCACCCTTCTTGCGGAACTCACGGAACACCGAAAGGACCAGATCCTGCCGGCCGCCTTGATCAGCTGTATCCCAGTTGATCGCATTGCGCGTCGCATAGGTCGAGAAGTACGGCTCGCCGCTGTCGTCGATGTTCACCACCAGCGGCACCCGGCCGTGGGAGATAGCCTGGCGCACCATGCGAAAGAACAACTGCTTCAGGCCGAAGCCGTCAGAGGTGGCGTTATCCTCCAACCCCTTCAGCCCGGCAGGCAGCTGGATCTCCGGGATCAACCGTGAGACAAGCCCCATCATCGACCGAAGCGAATCACGCACCCAGTGTTCGTACTGAGCCCGGTTCGTGTAGTTCTCGTAGAGGTACTTGTTGCCCGCACCGTCGAGCTTTTCCGCTTCGACCATGCCGCTCGGCTTTGGCAGATTGCGCTCATTACGCTTCACGGCACACTCACCCTCGAGCGCGTCGTCCATCATCTCCCACTCGGCGATGTGCGCGTCGTAGTCGGGGTTTGTCGATTGCACTGGCATCAGGCCAAGCCTCCAATTCGGCGTGTTCCGCCTGTGCGTTTGATGCACGGCCACTCAACGTCGATGCAATAGCCGATCGCTGTGGTGATGTGCTGGTAGTCGTTCTTCTGGTCTTCCTGGAAGGTCGAGCCCATCTGAAGCTGAACCGTACTCAACCCCTTGTGGCACCAGGGAGCGGTGACGGGGTTGATGAACAGGCTGGTTTCGCCTGAGGCGGTCAGGATCTTCGCCCGTACGGCGTTCTGACGGTCCTTGATGGATGGGTGCGCCGGTTTGACCTTGCGCGTGTACGTCCAACCATTAGCCTTGAGCACGCCCTCAATGTCGGTGTAGTCAGACGCGTGGCCGTGCTTCTCGCCCGCCTTGCCTGCCGGGTCACCGTAGATCAGAACGTGCTTGTTTTTGTGATCCTTGTACTTGTCCACGAACTCGGCGGCTGATTGCTTCGAAACCGCGCTGATCAGCACGATTTCATCCAGCAGGTAAAGGTCCTTGCCGTCATTGCGCCGGACACCGATCGCAGATGACAGAGGCGTGAAGTTCTGGTCGTGCATCCACATCAACTGCTCGTGCGGCTCGATGACTGCATTCGTGATGTTCGCTTTGCTGTAGTCCTCGTAGATCCGGCCAGACGCCGTCTCGAACGATGCCTCAAATTCCTGCTTGAACTGCTTGGCCGACATGGCCCGCTTCATTGCGTCCATTACGTCAGCCGGAAGAATCTCGGCCGATTTCCAGTGGAACACACGGAAGTTCGGGTCATTGCCCGACTCCGCCTGCATGCACAGGTCGTAATAGTGGTTCAGGCCGTCCGGTACGCCGAGCAGCCAGCACCAGGCCCGGTAATCCGGCATGGTTGGGTTGACGGTGTTCAGCGCCGGAAGAATGTTTGCCTCCCAGGCGTCCGGCTTAATGTCGGCGAATTCGTCAATGCCCCCGCCAGTCCACGGGATACCCTCAATCCGCTGCGGCTTGTCCAGGCCGATGACGTGAATCTCGCTACCGTTGTCCAGGTAGATGATCAGGTCCGACTCGGACGGCCGGCGACTGTGCATGCAGCACAGCGTGAAGGCCTTGAGGTCATCCCAGAATATCTTCTTGGCCTGGGCGTGCGTTGGTGCGGCGGCGAAGTACATGCCGGTGTACGCCGATGCCTGCTTCACCACGAAGCGCTTGAAACGCTCAGTCTTGCCGCTACGGCGACCAGCAGGCACTAACGGGAAACGAATTCCTTCCGATACAGCCGCCACCAAGGCGAGCTGCACCGGGTGATCCTTCAGCGGATACCAGCGGGACAGCTGGCGATCCAGCATCAGGTTGCCAGTGTTCGCGATCATGACGGCAGCCTCGCGATCAAATCGGCCAGCAGTTGGGCATTGGAGTTGCCGCCGCCCTTCTCTATCAGCTTGAGCTCGGCCTTACGCTTCTCGATCTCAAGCCTTTTGATTTCTTCATCCAGCGACTTGTCAGGCTCAACGCGTCGATTGACGTATACGTCCCCGGTTTCCTTGGCCGCTTGCTCAATGATCTGAGTGGCAAGAGCCATGTTCTTCATTGTCTCTGCCTTTTCGGCCATGCGGCCCAAGGCTCGCAGCCGATACGCACGGTTCGCGATGGGTATCTCTGCGGTTTGCTCGCGGAAACGCTTCCGGGTGTCATTGAACAAGGTCTGCCATTTGGCTGCCAGATGAGACCCGGCTCTCTTCGTTGGGTCGTGCTGCTCTACCTGCTGACGGGTCACATCAATATCAAATTCTTGCTTCACCGCTTGTGAGACCTGGCTCGGTGTGTCGAAACACGCCAAAGCCTGAACGATGAAGCTCTTCACCTCATTTTTCAGGGCTGCCATAAGTTAGATTCCGTCTCACGCCTGTCTTACATCAGGCCAACTTGAGCAGACAGGTTCCGCAGGCCCTCGCAATGTTCAATTTCCCCACCTCAGCAGGACTGTTTGCAGCATCCACCAACGTTTGAACGTCCGGGCTTGCACCGTAGCGGCGGACCACGCCGACGAACTCTTCCACGTCGTGTCCGCGCATCTCAAGCTTGGGCAATCCTTCCTGTGTGAACTTGGGCGCACCGTACTTATCTTTGGCCTGGGCGATGTGATAGAGCTCATGCTCCACCAAGGCACAGAAGTCGATGTCGCTGCACTGGGAGCAGTAGTCAGCAGCAAGCGTGATGATGAAGGCCGGCACATCGCCGAACCAGTCACGCATCTGTTGCTCCATCCGGGCCTTCTGCCAGCCACCGGCGCGGAACGCTACCTGCTCGGCCTGGCCTAGCACTGTGCGCCCCTGCTTATTGAAGCTCGACGATGCCCACATGATCCGGATGTCCGCATCCAGTAGGTGAGCATGGTCTTCGTTGTGGATGCTGCCGGTATCGGCAAGGATCTCGGCTTGGAGCCATTCCCACACCTCAGGTGCTGGGGTCAGGCGGATGCCGAAGTCGGATAGATCGGACAGCTCAAGCAGTGACGCCGGGGGCAGTGGTCTTTGCATCAGCCATCCCCTCGTTGATGATCACAGTGCGGATCGTGCCGCCGGTGTAGATGTCTCGCTTCATTGCTGCGCGCACTGCGTCTTCTGCACTTGCGCCCATATCCATTGCGGCCAGGGCGTACTGCGCCCCACTGCCCATGGCATCCGGGTTCGCCGGGTCGAGATCCTGTTTCCATATGCCGGTCGTGTCGTCGTGGCCGATCATCATCAGCTTGCCACCGTCAAAGGCATAACCTGAGCACTCCACAGGAACTTGCGATGCGGTGCCGAAGTAGGCAGCGATCAAAGCGTTCTCGTCGCATACGGTGCCCGTCAGGAAGAAGCTGACGCCATCTACCACCTTGCACTTTGCGGCGCTGTCAGAAACGATGCGGTCGTTTCTGGTCTGGCGGCCGTCATAGGCGATCACGCCGTCTTTGTAGGCAATGGTCGTCATTCGGTCACCATCTGATGGGTTTGTGCATGGGCGTGGCCGTGGAGCAGGCTCACGATCAGGCCCTGGGGCAGCCCGGCTTCCTTGGCAGCGTCCACGGCATCAGCAATGGCCTTGTCGAGAGCGCCTACCGCAGCGTTGATGTCCTGGCCCATAGGTAGCACGTGGCGCAGGCGGGTGACGTTACTCATTGAATACTGGCCCCTCTCCCATGCGGAATGTCTTGTTGGCGCCGGCATAGCCGCCACAATAGATGACCCTGACCTCACCCCAGACAGGGTGGAAGTCGACATGCTCGCCATCCGTAGACTTGAGAGGAGCATCCAGCACAACGGCAATGCCCGCCTTAGCGTCGCAGTAGGTCACGCCGTCAACGCGCTCGCCGTCGATGATCACTTCCCGCCGGCCTCGGCCATCATCCCAGTAGTGGACGTGCTCGCCTGATTGGTCGCTCATGGCGCCACCTCATACTGGAACGCCCGATCAGCAGGCATGGCCGTCACAAACCGGCACCGGTGAGCGTCGAACGATTCATTGAATGCAATGGTGCGGCGGTACTCGGAGGTTACTTTGCCGAAGAACCGCTCACGGTGAACGACCACACCTTCACGCAGGAACTCGACTTCAGCCGATCCCAGGAGCTTGGTTACGATTACTTTCATGTGACCTGTCTCGCGCCACGATTTGGCGCATTCGAAAACGTGGCGCGGATTGACGCTACACAACGCGCTGGCCGGAGATCACCTCACCGAGCGTCAGCCCGTGGCGGGTACGGTTCGATTTGATGCCCGCCGCAGAATCCTTGGCGACCATTGCATCAGCAACGCTGTCGGCCTGATGAGAGTTGCTGAACTCACCGACAGTGGTCGAAGAAGCGCCACACCCCCCGCTGTCGCTTGGACAATCCTGGGTGTAGCAAGTGACGATGTATCGGGTCACTGGGCGAACTTGGTATTCAGTGTTCATAAAGCCTCCGGCTTGCGCACAGGCTTATTGTGGGGAATCTGGATTACGGCGCTTGCCGCTCTACCGCTTCACTGACCTTCTCGGCTGCCTTGCTGGCCGTGTCAGCCGCCTGGACTGCAGAGTGCGATGCCTCTTGCACCTTCACAGCTGCGTCCTGGGTCTTCTCTGCAAGATTGCTCAGGCGAAGGTCACGCTTACCCAGGGCTGCGTCATAGGCGGCACGCACCTCTGCAAGCTGCTTGGTTTGTTCAGCAGTGGCCGACCAGACACCAGCCTGCCAGCCCAGGGTCAAACCGCCGGTGACCAACAGGAGCGCGATAACCCATATCTCAGCTCGCTTCCACCAGTGGCGGGCGATGAAGTTGATTGCACATCGGTCCATCAGCTGATCCCCCCAAGCTTGGTTCGCAGGCGGGCTATCTCGTCGCTCTGCGTTGTGACAGTTGCAGTGAGCTGCGCTACCTGGCTGGTGAGGGCTTCAATCTTCCCCTCCATCCGCCCTACTGCTGCAGCAAGCTCGTTGCGCTCTTTGGCGAACTGGTCAGCGCGGGCCTCTGCGGCGTTCGCGCGGGCACGCTCGGTGTCGAGCAGCTCATTCAACCGGCGGACGGTGCCGATGTCGGCGTTATCCATCGCCCGGTCGGTTGCATCCTTGGAGAGGAATTTCCTCAACCACAGAAAGCCGCCGAGCAATACGGTTCCAGTACCGCCCAGCCAGGTAGCTGTGCCTGGGCCGAGGTCAGTAGGATCCATCGTCACTCCATGAATAAAATGGCCTTGGCCGGTAATAGGTCAGCCCCAGCAGCACTCCCAGCTCAGAGCGAAGGGTGTGGCGGGGCCGAAAACGAAAAGGCCCGCACAGTGGCAGGCCGTGAATTAACGATTGATAGGCCCGAACGTGAGTCCTTTCAGGAAAGAACGCTGCTCTGGAGTAACCAAGTCGGCATGTTTTGCGTTTTCGATCATGGAATTACTGATCGTCGCGTAGTTGATGAAAACGATGCTATCGACCACCACAAACGGCTTGGTCTCTTCGAGACTTCTCAGCGCCATGCCGAACCTCCGGAAACGAAAAAGCCCCTGCATGTGCAGAGGCCCTGAATAGGTGCGGATGGCCGGTGCTGATCTCCGGCATGGAAGGTTTCGTCTGGACTCGAACCAGCAACGTTGGTCGCAAACCTTCCAGGCGCACCGGAATTTCACCGGCAAACCCGTGTAGCTGCCTCGCGCATCAGCCTGCACATTCATCCGCATAATGCGAGGGTCTTTCCCCTCCTGTCCACCGAAGGCTATCACAGCGTCGACGCCCCAATGCATCGATCTCGCTGCTCAAGTCTCGCGCCACCCTGGAAGCACGGTGAGGTCAGGGTGCACGGGCTGCCGGTGTTTTTCCGTAGCGCTGCACTACCGGCTTATCAGCGTCCAGGCCTTCCCGAGGGCTGTCCTGGCTACAGGTGAAACTGGGTACATCTGGGAAAACATCCACTCGGGTAGAGGCTTTCCTCAGCGGTACAAAAAAGCCCAGCGCCTATGTCCGGGCTTTTCTTTTGCTTCCAGGCGTATTCAGCAGGGAGTCAGGCCGAAACCATCAGGCGCAGGCTTTGCCGAGGCCATAACGAAGTGGTTGCTGGATGCAAGCAGATTTGAGGCCGAACTTTCATCAGTGGTCTGGCTACCCGTTCGCCACATGGCGAGGGTCAGTTCCAGCCGCTGCATGGCAACGCCTTGCGGCTCGCTCAGGCCGTACGCGGACACGTACGCAGTGCGATAGGCGCTGGAGATTGGCTCGGCGAATGCCGACAGGGAGAAACAGGACAGACAGGCGGCAAGCGCCAAGCCCAGGTAAGCGGACATTCGCTTCATCATTCGACATTCCTTTCAGTGGGTTTCTTTGGGCAATAAAAAACCCGGCGCGGTGGCCGGGCTTCGAAGTGGTCGTGCGCTGGAGGTAAGTTGCGCAGTGTGGGAAAAGTACATCAAATTCCCCACCATAGCAACAACTTTATGCCGCATCCTCTGAATTTTCCGCGTTTATCACCTGCCATACCGGTTCCTGAGCCTGAATATCCACTTCCTCGATGGCCTTTCGCAGGAAATTCCAGATGTCGAGCCAGTCACGGTCCCAGTGCTTGGGTTCGATGGTGATCCCATACAGCTTCACCATGGCGTCAGACACTCGTGCCGGCCCCCAGGCATCACCTCCGCTCACCTCCACCTTGTAGGACTGCAGGGCGCACGTGATGAGGCAATGAACCTTCGCCGCCTTGGCGTCGGTGAGCGCGGCAAAGTCCGTGTGCGACCAAATCAGCTTTTCAGCGTTGAGCATGTGCACGACGGTCATGCACGGGTGGTAGAGGTAGTGCCCCAGCTGCTGCACCTGGAACGGCAGCGACTCGATTGCCTTCTGCACCTTCCCCATGGTGAGAAGGTGAGCTGCGCGATGTGTGGAACGACCAATCGGCGCGCGTCGCGTTTCGGCAATGCTGATCTTCTGGCGCACAGCCATGATGCGCTCTTCCTTGTCCTCGCCCTGGGCAGCGAAGATGATCTCTCGGAGTGCTGCCTTTTCCTTCCTGACTACGGTTGCGGACTTGGCCCGATCAGCCGCCGCAGCACTGATTGAGGCGTTCGATTCGTGCTGCGCATCAGTCCACGCTTGACGTGCGTTGATCAGTTTCATGCGGCTTGCTCCTTCTTCAGTTCTCTGGTCTTTGCACGGTATTCGGCGGTTATTGCCTTGAGTTCTTCAACTGTGTATTTGCGCGGCTCATGGTCGGCTTCTATCGCCTCCACGGCCTCCAGCCCGATGCGAGCGATCAACCCGGCCCTGAAGCCCTGGGAAACGGTGTAGCCCTTGCGGGCATGCATGTAGGAGCCTGAGTTGCAGGCTTTGCATTGAAGCCAGATATTCATTGGCTCCAGGCGCAGTTCCGGCCGGGCGCCTTTGCCCATAAAGTGGCCGGCATCAAACGCCCCGCCCACTTTCCAGCCCTGTGCGGCCCTGACCTCTTCTTGGCTTTGTCCGCAACTCATACAGCCGCTTCCGATGCTAAGCTCGTATGTGCGACGGTGATCGCGCACGGCCTTCTCTGCATCCTTGAGGTGGTCGCTGCGACTTTTCAGGGCCTCTTTGCGGACCTTGATGTCCTTCCGCTCGATATCGGCCAGCGCCTTGCGCGCCTTCGGCTCATGCCTTGGTGCGTCAATCATTGCGCAGGCCGGGCTGCACACCGCTTGGCCGATACGCGCGGGGACGAATAAGACCCTGCACGTAGCGACGCGGCATTTCTTCGGCTTGGGCGGCTTCCGTTCGATGGTCATACAGCCTCCTTGGCTTTCTGCTGCTCTGGGGTGAAGTCGCCGCGAAGGGGAATCAGGCAGGAAGGCGCACACCAGCAAAAATTGACAGACTCAACTGCCCCAGAGAATTGGCACACCCCTTTCAAATTGTTTGCCGCAACCCGAATTGGGAATTTATCCATCACCGGATGGTCAACCTCGACCACTTCAACGCAACGACCAATGTTTTCAGCACACTCGGGAAAGCTTTTAACGATCATCGCCAGGTCGCCCGGCTTGAAGTTATGGCTCATAGGGCTTTCCTCGCGGCGCGCTCAACTTCCGCTCTCCGCCCGCGGAGCTTACTTTCGAATTCTTCGATTGACCGTTGGCGGCGCTTGTCGATGAAGTGACCAGCAATCACGCCAATGACGACGGCGAAGAAAATCACAATCCAGAATTGTTCTGACGCACTCATCAGTAGCGCCCTCCCCAATTGTCCTTTTGTGTCCAGCGCACCTGGTGCTCGGCGCCGAAGGCGTGAACCCACTCGATCAACTCGCCGCACTGCTTCACGGTGAGCTTGCTGGTGCGCTCGTAGATGACGTCGAACCCGTTCCCGTCTACCGCAGGTATCATTTGCGGCTGGTCGCCCGACTCGCGAAGCCAGGCAGCCGTCAGCAGACGCTTCCATATCAGGACATCCCACTTCTTCCCGGCGTGCTCGACCTGGGCGGCGATATCGGCCAGAGCCGCGTGCAGGGCCTTGTTCTGCTCCCCGCTGCGGTCCACTTCGGTGATGGCGAGCTTCTTGGGCTTGGCCAGGTCCAGGCCGGCGATGTACCCCATAGCCTTGTTGCGGTCTGATTCGTTGCGGATCTGGAGGCTGGTCATGACTTCACCTTCCATGGCAAGAAAGCCGCCTTGGCGAGCATCTTGATTTCAGAAAAACCGCTACGGTTCTCCCAGAGGATGGCGGCGCCATACACGAATGGGGAAACAGGCAACATCGCCAGGCAGAATATGCGCGCCGCGAACCGGTACTTGATCATCCAAGGCCGAATGCCCTTTGGATTGAACGTCGGGATATTCATGACTGCTCTCCCTGGCCCAGGGCGGCGGCCTCTTCTTCCCACGGGAAAGGGCTGTACGACTCAAAGTCAGCCTCCCAGTGAGCGGGCTCAGTCATTCCCACGTTGTCGTGATGAGCCTGGTAGTGGGCACATCTGAAAACGTAAAGGCCCGAGCCCTTCTCGAAATAGTCCTCTCGATATTCAAGGATCTCAGCCTGGATCAAGGCCAGCTGCTCGACAGTGATCTGACCGCTGATAGCGCTGATGAATGGATCGTCGCCTTCGCTGTTAAAGACCTCGATCCAGACCGACTCTTCGCCATTGCGCCAAGCGTTGGCGTCGTACTGGTTCTGCTCAATGTCGTCGCGCAACGCCTCGTTCTCAGCCTTGAGCCGGTCCCGCTCGGCACGAAGCACCAGATAGCTCTGCTCTTCCCGCTTGAGCGCGTAAATCAGCTGGGCGTTATCGGTGCGCAGATTTTGCAGATCCTTGCGCGCCGCATCGTTCTCGGCCTTGAGCGCTTCAACCTCTTGCCACAACCGGTCAGCAAGCGGGTCGAACCAGCCAGCCATTTTTTTCAAGCTGCGTATGTGTGCGGCAAGCTCTGTGGATGTTTGTTCGCGGACGTATGTCATAGCTCTTGCTCCAGTGACTCACCGCCATCACCCGGCACAGATCCAGCCTTCGCCAGAGCAATGATCTTCTCGGCCTGCTCCAACAGCTCAGGGTACTGATCGTTCCAGTTCTGCTTGTAGGCCTTGGACATCATCGCTTCGAGGGCCTTGAGCAGTTCTGGAGCGGTACGCATGAGGTAAGCATTCGCCCAGCTCTCGTCGCCTATCACAAACTTGATGCCGTTGTGATCCATGGCGCCAATGGTGGCGATCTCAAGAGGCTCTCCATCTCGCATGACGCAGACGCAATAGTCCTGGCGGTCTACCAGCCATTCTTCTTTGGTGTGATTGCTCATGTCCGCTTCTCCGCTGCTTCTGCGATCAATGCCATGCGCTCCAAATTGCGCGCCTCACTCCAGGCTTCAGATGTGCGATCGTCCACGCCGCCCTTGTCGACCCACTCCCACACCGGACGGCCGTTGCTGACCATGTAGGCCCGGTACATCTTGCTGTACTGCTGCTGGCGGATTTGATTGACGCCGCGCCCCCTCAGGAAGCGTTCGTCGCCGGCCTGCGGCTTTGGCTTGGCCTGGGCGGTGCTGTATCGAATGCTGGTTACGGTCATGCTCGTGACTCCAATTCCTGGGCCTGCTTGATCAGCAATGCGCGGCGGTCGGCCAGTTCGTTGGCAGCCTCGATTCGCATCTCGTCTTTTTTCTCAGCGCTGGCGGCGCGCATCTCCAGCATCGATGACTTCACCAACTCGAGCTTTTCTCGGAGAGCCGGCGCTGGCCGCGTAACGGTGCCGGTGAGCAGGCCAGCAATGGCGCGACCGTCTTCGGTGACCGGCTCAACACTCAGGTCCGCCAGGTACTTCTGGCCGTGTTCGCGCGGGATGCGCTTCAGCTCCATCGCCTTGGTCACAGCTTGGATTCGACGGCTGGCGTCGAAACCCACGGATACATGCCAGTTGACCGGCTTCGCATCCTCACGGGACTGGCCCACGAACCGCTGGTAGGCGTCGATGAACGCCATGCGCGCACCGATTTTGTCGCCGCCATCCAAGATGGGTTTCGCAGCAGCCAGGGCCAGTTGGATTTCATCGGTCAGCACCACGGTTTCAAATTCGTCGTTGGTGGTCATGGCGATGGCCCAGGCCTCGTCCTTGCCTGGCCGGCCGTCGGAGGACTGGACGCGCTGCAGGATGTCGGCCATAGCCAGCTTGCCCTTCACTTCGAAGCGGCACGCCTTCAGCGCTCCCTTGACGATAGGCACCGGGTAAGCACAAAGGTCTTCAGCCATCATCGCGGCGGTACCGGGGTTCATCTCCTGGCCCATGGCCTCGGCCGTTGCGCAGATGGCAGCGGCCAGCCCGGCAACCTGCTGGTCGTTCATTTCAGAGGTATTCATTGCGGTCACCTGCTTGGCGTTTGGCCAAAACCATCTGGGCGGCCTGCTCGGC